CTGATGAACCTGAAGCTTCAGTAAAACTTACATAGTGTGTTGTTGCAGTAGCAGTAAAGCTTATCTCACTTAACAGCACTTCGTTTGCACTGCTTATTGTTAAAGTGCTTGATTTGGTTTGCGACCCGCCAGAACTTGTGCCGATTTCAAGTGTTAAAGTTGCACCACTTGTTTGTGTTAAGACTGTGTAAGATCTGCCTACAATTAAGTTGTTTACGGCTTGACTCGCTTCTGCACTTGAAAGCAACAATGTATTTCCAAAGTTAGAACTAGCTGATGGACTACCTGATACGGTTGTCCAATTTGTTATACTTGCAGCTCCACTTATTTCAAAATCACCATTAGTTATGTAATCTTTGGGTACAAGAAACACGTTATCGTAATCAACATATTTTAAACTAGACGATACAGTTGTGTAACTATAAAGTTGTTTACCTGCAATAACGTCAAGTAAACCCTCTGCTCTTGTAAAGGGCCAGTTTAATTCTGCATTAATTACATCATTTATAGCTCTGTTAATATAATCTTTTACTGCAGTTTGTATGCCCCTAGAAGAAGAAAAAGTGCTAGAGGTCAATTCAACTTCGTTGAGATCTCTAAGCACATTGTTTATTAATACTAAATAACTACTTGCCATATCTTTTACGTGGTTTCTTTTTTTCTAATTGGTTTTTACGTTCTTCTTCAAGTTTTTTTTGCAACTCAGCATGTTTTATTTTTTCTTGAAGTTTTTTAGTTTTTAAATATTCTTGATGTTTTTGTTGTATTCGTGCAGGACTATTTAAAAATTTATTTATTTTGTCAATATCGCTTTGAGTTAATAAGCGAAGAGGTTTACCTTTTTTATTTATTATTATTTTTCGTCTTATTTTCTTCTTGACTTTCTACCTCTTTTAAACTACTTTTAGCTATGTCATTAAGAAGTTTTAATTTATCTGTTGCGTTTGATATGTCAGTTAACGCTTGATCTACCATATTTAATGTGGCAGTATTGTTGTTGATAACTGTTTTTGCAGTTTCTAACTGTAGTTTATACTGATAAGCTAACGCTTGTGCAGCTAATTGTTTCATGTGGGGAACTCCTATTGTTTCTCTATTATACAGATAAACTACAGAAAATGCAAGAAAATTATATTTTTCCTGCTAGTTTAGCTGCATAATACACTACTAGTATACATCCCCCTATGAATGTAATGACTGCAATAGAGTAACCTGTAATTCGTAACATGTCTTCTCTTTGTTTTGCTGCCATTTTTTCTGCGTATCTTCGTGATTTACGTGCTTCTGCTTGATACCTTTGCCAATCTTCCCAAAGTCCGGGGCGACCTGCATATATCATAAGTTGTTTAAGTTCTTTCTCTTGTTCTTTTATTTTTTCAAGAGCCATGAACTCTTCTAAATCACCACTTCCTCCTTTAGCTCTTTGCTTACTTGCTTTCTTTTGTATTTGTTCTTTTGCAAAAACAAAATCAGAAATTTGTTTACCACAACTAGCAAGCTCTTTTCCGTTGGAAATAAAACTTTTTATTACGCCAAATGCGGCGTTAGCCGCTGCAAGCTCTGCTAACATGTATTCCCCTTACTTGTTTATTGGTTTGCAATATGCTGTTATTCGTTTATCACCATCCTTTGTCGGTATAGACGGTTGTTTTGTTAATCGTTCAGCAAAATAAAGACACCTATCTATACTTTTAAATCGTTGTGTTTTATTCACTATCTGGTTGTCGATCATGAAGATCAGTAGAAACTCTATCATTGTGGTGGCAGTCACAGTCGCAGTTATCACAGTCACACTCGTAACATTCGCAAGTGTCACATCTTTTCTTTTTGTTCTCCATTTATTCCCCTATAAAAAATAAACTTTTTTACCTTGTTTAAGTAATTCTTTTGCTTTAGGTGAAGGTTCGTCAGGCACTTCAACTGGTCTAGGTTCTTGGTATCTAGGAACTATGCCTTCGTAACTGTCTTTATATATGTTGAATTTATTTTTTTGCTCAGGGGATAAAGTTTTAGATTTTTTCTTTGGAATACTCATACCCATTCCCCCGTTCTCATAACTTCTGATAAATGGGTTGCTCGTCTACCTACCTGTTTTGCCCAACGGGAATCAAGCATTTCTTCGCTTGCCCATTGAAAGTTAGCTTCATCTATGGCCGCCCACATGTTAATAAATTTCATCAATCTAGGCACACCCATATTAAATCCCATGTCAACAAGGCACATTTGACGTGCTTCATCGAGTTGTAAAACAATTGGTTTTTTTGCGACCAATTCTTTTTCTACAATTTTTATATCATTTATACAAAGGTAATAAGCTTCCTCTTCAGTAAGACCATTGTTCACTACATCTTCAAGAGTTTTATTCATGTGCATTAACTCTCCGTCACTAATACCCCTGTCTTCAAGGTTTCTTCCGATACCTATAGTGGATATACCGAGTGAATCTTTATAAGGCTCAAGCACTATACCTTCGTGCTTTGCAATTATTTTTACAAGTTCTTGTCTATCATATTTCATGCTTTTTTCCTTGTAGTTTTTTTCCTTGTAGTAGTTTTTCTTCGTTTGCCCGATGCCGTAACAGACCACTTAACAGCTTTAGGACCTGTCTTTTTACGTGCTTCTGCTTTACTTATCTTACCTGCAACAGCTTTGGGTCTGCACGCAGGATAAGGTCGTGTTTTTTTCTCTTTACCAGACCTACCACACTTTTTACCAGTCTTAACATCACGCCAATCTTCTTTAAACCATTTGGTTAAACTCATTAGTAAGTGCCACCACGTTTCTTGTATGTTCTAACTAACCAAGCATTTGCGTATGCTGAAGGATATACTTTAAACTTACGTTTTGCTTCTGCTTTTACTCTAGCGTATAACGCAGGGTTTTTTGGTTTAGATCCACCTTTTTTCTTTGTTGTTCTAGCTTTTTTCTTTGTTGTTCTAGCCATGTTATTTTCCTTTTTTTAACATCTTTGCTGCTTGACCTACACCTTTGATGCCAAATGATGCAGATATTGCAATAAACAATAAATACTGATACCATTCTGGAAGCGTATTTAACACTTCAAAACCATTTCTTACGTATTCTGTCATACCCGGAATGAAGACCAAAATTGCAGGAGCTAACAGCACAACTAAAGCAAATTCGTCTTTCCACGAATTATCTGTTGCTTGTGCCATTTTACCTTCCCACTCTACTTCCCCTGCAGCAACCTTTTCTGCAACGGTAGCACGAGCTTTGGCTTCAGCAACTTTAGCTATTCCGTCTGCTTTTGTTTTTTCTACTTTGTTTTGAAACCAAGTGCCTGCTAGATTAGCTATTGGGCCAATTAATGCCTGAAACACGTCTTTTCCTTTCCAACTGTTTTATATGCTTTCTCCAAAAGAAAACAGATAACTTACTAAAGAAACCTGATAGAGTTAACATTTCCACCTTTTTCTTGCTTGTCGCAGTCTACTGTTTGGGTTTTTGGCTGCTTTAGGAAACTTTTTCATTTGTCCTGCACTTCTTGCACAAAATGATTTACGTCTTTTTGCAGCTTTGCTTCCCGGTTTAACTTTGCCTGTTACAGCAGTTTTAAGTTTACTTCCGGGGTTATCCCTTCGGTATTTAGCTACACCTTTTTTAGTCATTCCCGCACCAGATTTGGTTGGGCGTTTGTGACCACCTCTAATAGTGTGACCTTTCATGCTTCCCCGTTTAGCAGCCATAACTATCTAGCCTTACCACCACGAGCCATGTACTTTTTGGTTTTGCCACCACCACGCATCATCTTTTTGGTTTTGCCGCCACCTGCCATCATTTTTTTAGCTTTGCCACCGCCCATCATTTTCTTTTTGCCACCTGCAGCACCACCTTTAGCCATCATTTTTTTGGCTTTGCCACCGCCTGCTTTTCTTTTTCTTACAGATTTTTCTGCTTTAACATAATTAGGACTCACTTCCATACCTCTTGCTAAGTTAAATATTCTCATTAATATTTGTTCAGCAGTCATGCCTTTTGTATCACTTTTTCTTGTAAATTTGCCCACTGTTATTCTCCGAATATAGATTGTTAAATGTTGTTGCAGGATCAAGATAACTTTCGTGAATCTCTGCGTTGTGTATATACTGGCTCGGTCTAAAATCTGGAGGACCTTCCCCAGTTTCCCAAAGTGCAGGACTTGTTGCCCTTACTCTGTTATTTGGAAGAGCAATAATATTGCCTGTCCAATCTCCTGCATCTATTAACTGTAGCACGTGACTTTGTTTGTGTTGTGCAGGGTCATCTGCTATGTCACTTTCTGTGTAATCTACAGTAAACAGATATTGTCCTTTATGAAACTCCCCATCTATTTTACATATCCAAGGGGATGAACTAACTCTGTCTAATCGTACTATCGAGTGATGATGTGAACTACAATCCCAAGGTTGAGCCAAATGTGTTGGCATTTTTTGCGGCCACTCTTCGTACGGTATATCAGCAACAAGTGCTGTTATTGGCATCCTTGCCCACATTGCACCACCGTGTACGTTCGGTTCGTTTTCATCGTCATCACTTTCACATCCTGTAAATACAACTTGAAAACTAAGACATCTGTCTGGTACTGTGTTTACGGCTATTGCTAGTCCGTGTAAATATTCACCGTGATATATTTGGTGATTATGTGTAAATTCTTTTCTTACCCAACATTTAAAGTGTGGTATATTGCTTATTAAGTATGCCACCTATCTACCCCACTGTTTTTTTAAATAGTTTTGTACAAGAGTAGATTTAGTAGCTAAATCGTGTTGTTTGTTTTGTATTGCGTGTGCATTTACTTCAAATAAATTACGCAAAATAAAACTTTGTTCGTAACTTACATTGGTAGATAACCAACCTATCAATGCTCTTCGTAACCCTTTTGTTACTTTGTTTACGCTGTGAGGGTATATAATTGGAAAAAATAAAACTTGACCTGCTTTTAATTTAAAAGGTATTGAACCTATTTCGTTGTCAAGAACAAATTCTCCGCCCTCGTAGTCGTCTGATAAACAAACTGTAAAACCGTAATCAAAGTAAGTTTGATTTATTTTAGGTTCGGCTTTAAAACTGTCTATGTGTTTGTTGTAGTAGTCACCTTCTCTGTAGTGGTTATAAAAATTAACCGATACACGTGTAGGGTTAATAACTGAATCAACAAACGGATTGTGTATAATTCGTGCAGAAACTAAATTTCTTATCTCATCATCTACTTTTACAGACTCTGAATTTTTTTTAACGCCTTTTAATGGTTGCGTTTTATTACCATCTTCCATACGTGGACAAAGATCTAAACATCTGCTTACATCTTCTTTGGTTAATAATTGTAATAACATTTTTTACCTTTGTTAACAAAAATCTTCCCCCATGTATAAAGTAAGGAGGGGTGGTTGCCCACCCCAACTTATTATGTGCCAGTTGAAACTGTAGCAGTTTCTACAGGATTGTGTGAAATGTCTGCTAAAACTACGTGTATTCTAAAACGTAGTGCAGATTCTCCTGTTGATCCACCATCGAGAATTAACGCATCGATAGTATCTGCTGAAGTTAAAATTCTAGCGTTAGAACCAGAAGCACCGACAGCAGCTTCAAGAAATGGTGTAAAACCTGCAGCACATGCAGAACCGTCTACAAAACAGTCTACATCACCGCCTGTGAAACCCACATCAAGAGTGATCTGTCCATTACCTCTTGCTTCTAAAACTTCTAAAGCACCTGCAACAATCATAGTATCAGCAGGAACGTCAATCAACTGAACAACGTCTCCCCCTGTACCACCATCGGCAGTATCATGTACTTTTGAGGTCATTACGTAAGGTCTTGCAACGTTACCCGGATGACCTGCAGTTCCTCCGTTAGGAGTTAAATCATAAGTCGCCATTTATTCCTCCTATAGATTAAGCAAAGTCAATGACGCCACGAACTAACGCTTCTGGTCTAAGAATTTTTCTACCAAAAACATGTAGTCCTCTAACAACGTCAGAGAATGATTCAGTTGAACGTACCACTTCTGTCTTTGCGATGTGAGACGCTGTTGCCGCAGCAGAAATGTGACCTGCTAAGATAACATTTTCAGAAGCGTCTGTTGCCAGACCTGTCATTGTTACCTGATCAGTTCCACTTGTGCTGTTTAAAGCTGTAGACTTGTAGCATTGAAAGCCTGCAAGTGTACCCGGAGTTGCAAGTCCGTTTCTTAGGTTAGAAGACGCATCGCCAGTTACCTGTACTTCTGCAATCTTGTTACCTGCTTGAAACATCTTCTCGTAGAAGATAGGAGGTGCAACAAACCATCTATTCTCTTCTGGTACAGATTGGTCGTCAAGCACTCTAGCCATTAAAAGCATAAGGTTGATACCTGCATCATCTGTCTCTACGTTAATAGGAGCAGATGCTGTACCTAAAGCTGTATTAGTAGTTGTTACCC